AGCCAAAGAAAGGCGCGCCTACTGAACTTGAAGAGGTAATGGACGGTGATACTAATGTTTCGATGGTCTTCGTTGCTAACCCTGGTTCAAGCGAAGATCCATTTAGCCAAAGATTTATCGTTCCATTTCAAGAGCAGTTAGACCGAGACGGGTTTTATGAAGATGACCTTCATTTAATTGTCGTTATGAACTATGACGACAATCCTTGGTATCACCAGTCGGGACTTGAAGAGGAACGGTTGTGGGATTTAGAGCACAGATCGCGCGCTTTGTACGATCATATCTGGAAGGGTGCGTATAATGATAGCGTTGAGAATGCGCTAATATTAGCAGAGTGGTTTGATGCTTGTATCGATGCGCATATCAAGAAAGGGTTTAAAGCGGTCGGCGCAAGAATGGCCTCACATGACCCTAGCGACACAGGTGGAGATACAAAGGGCTATGCAATGCGACATGGTTCGGTTGTCCTAGCGATAGAAGAAAAACTTGATGGTAACATTAACGAGGGCGGTCATTGGGCTGCTGGTTTAGCGATACAACACGGCGTTGATTCTTTCACGTGGGACTGTGACGGTATGGGTATTGGTCTTGGTGAACAGATGGCAAAAGACCTCGGCGGTAAAAAAATGGGCCTTATTAACTTCAAAGGAAGTGAGTCCCCAGATTTTCCCGATACGATATACAAACCGGCGATTAACTCAAACGCTCAAGATCAGCGAACGGTTAAGGACTCGGTAAAGAATAAACGGGCACAGTATTACCTTGAGTTACGCGAGCGGGTTTATAGAACCTATCGCGCAGTGGTTCACGACGAGTATTGCGACCCAGAAAAAATGATCAGCTTCAGTTCTGATATTAAATTATTACCCAAACTGCGGTCTGAAGTTTGCAGGATGCCAGTTAAAGACACAAACAGGAACGGACTTTTCGAGCTATATACTAAGCCGGAAATGAAAGCTAAATTTAAATTGGTATCGCCAAACCTAGGGGATTCATTAATGATGTTAATGAGAGCGCCAATTGCAGTGCAGCAAGCTGTTAGAATGCCACAACCTCTACGACCAATGGGACGCTAAAAAATGGCACTAGAACACGATAAGATTAAGGGTTGGTTTGATACAGATTATAGCCACAACACAGCCACACGCGAAATGGCGTCCGATGACTTGGTGTTTTATCACGTCACTCAGTGGGATGATAACGCGCTAACTGAATCACAACTTCAATATCGCGGTCAATTCGACGTATTGAGAAAGGCCGGTCGACATATACTTTCTGGCCTACGCGCAAACCCCGTGCAAATAGATTTTGAGCCGGTCGATGAGTCACGCCAAGATGGTGCGGATCTTATCGACGGGTTATACCGTAGTGATGACAGATCCAATTCAAGCCAAGAATCTTACGATATGGCCAGCCAGGAATCGGTCGTTTGTGGTTATGGTGCTTGGCGCCTAACTACTGAATACGTCTCAATGCGTTCGGGTGACACAAAGCAGGTTATTAAGCGTAAGCCTATTTACGAGGCTAATAACAAATGTTTCTTTGACTCAAATGCCAAGATGCTTGATAAGTCAGACGCTCAGCGTGTCTCTGTACTTCACGCCTATTCAGAAGATGGCTATAAACTGCTTAGGCAAGAGCTTACAGGCGAGGATTATGACGACGAGATAAACGAAAGTTCTTTCTCTACACCAGAAACCAGTTTTGTGTTTCCGTGGATAACGCAAAGCCATAATATTTATGTTGTCGAGTTTTACCATACCGAAAAGGTCAAAGGTAAGGTGATCAAGCTCAAGGATATTTTTGATAACGAGGTCACACTAAGCGAAGAAGATTTTGAAGATCAGATGGATGATCTAATTGACACAGGTTATACAGTCGAGTCTGAGAAGGAGGTGGAGCGCAACCAAGTTACGCTATATATTTGCTCAGGTGAGCGCATTCTAAACGGTGATGGCAAAGGTGAGGTCATAGCGGGCGAGTATATCCCAGTAGTCCCCGTTTACGGTGAGCGCGGCTATGTTGAAGATGAAGAATATTACGAAGGTATAACGCGACTCGCTAAAGATCCCCAACGATTGCGCAACTTCCAATTAAGCTATCTAGCCGATATTGTTAGCCGCTCGCCGCGGCAGGTTCCTATCTATTTACCTGAACAGCTTCAAGGTTACGAGCCGATGTATAGCGAGTCAGGCGCGGAAAGTAATTTCCCCTATAAGCTTCAACACTCAAAAGACGTGAACGGAAACCCATTGCCGTTAGGCCCAGTAGGTGTAACGCCTGAGCAGCCAATACCAAGCGCATTGATCCAGAGTATCGAGGTCACACGGGCGGCCATTCAAGATGTTGCTGATCCTGGTATACCTCAAGATTTCTCTGATCCGGATATGTCGGGCAAGGCTATCCACGCCTTACAGTCTAGAATCGATCAGCAGGCACAGATATATCAAGACAATTTGAAGCACGCTAAACGCCGCGATGCTGAGATCTACGCGTCAATGGCTGTTGATATTCATAGCGAGCCTGAAGAGGTCACGATTACATTAGCAGACGGCAAGCGTAAAACCGTTTCGGTAATGTCTCAAGAGATCAACGAGAAAGGTGAGTTAGTTGTTGCCAACGATCTAACGAACCAAGAATTTGATGTTTACGCTGAGATTGGACCGAGCTATCAAACACAAAAAGAGCAGACGATTGACCGTATTACCATGATGATCGGCACAATGGGGCCAGAAGATCCAATGCGTAACGCCTTGATGCTCAAACTAATATCAATGACTGACGGCACGGATTTCAATGACATTCGAGACTATGCCAACAATCAAATGATATTAGGTGGATTCAAAGAGCCAGAGACAGACGAAGAGAAGCAAATGGTTCAAGAGGCCCAGCAATCACAGCAGCCGGACGCTATGACAATCGCGGCAATGGCTGAGAAGGACAAAGCACAGGCTGATCTAATGAACGCACAGACTAGCCAAATGTCGGCCCAGTCTGACATGCAAGTAAGCGCGGCAGAGACTCAGATCAAGGCCTTTGATTCTGAAACCAAGCGAATGCAAGTACAGGTTGACGCCCAAGAAGCTGGAGCGGTTATCAAGCTCAAAGAAATAGAGCAGTTTAACAAGCGCGTCCAGGATGAGAACAAAATGAACCTTGAACGCGGTAAGGCTACGGTGCAATCGTTCGCACAATTAAGGGGAAGCGCTAGACAATAACCCATGTTTGTGCTTATCGCATAATACTATTATAATTAAACCTACTGAGGCGCACAGGTTAAACGCAAAGATTACTTGTGATCTTATCCACAGGGCTATCGTTAATCTACGAGTAAATTAGATATGAAAACACTGGACGACATGAAGAGAGAAAACGCAGAAGATGAAGTGATTGAAGAGGCCGCCCCGCAGGTAGCCGACGAGATTATTGAAGATGACGCGGCAGAGATCACCCCCGAAGAAGACGAGGCTGAGCAAGCGGAGCAGGCCACAGAAGATACGGAGGCGGTTGAAGTTGAAGCTTGGATGGAAGCCGGGGAACAAGAAGAAGATAGTGATACTTTTACAGCTTCGGACATTGCCGGTTTACGCCGAAAAATGAAAGGCAAGCTTAAAGGTAAGGACGACGAAAACGAAAGATTGCGCCAAGTAATTGAAGATCTTCGTTCGGGCGATGTACAACCACAATCACAGGATATTAAACGGCCTAAGATTGATGATTTTACGACAAGCGAAGAGTACGAAGACGCTTTCGAGTCTTATTTACTTGCTAAAGTTGAGAATAAAAACAATAAATCTCAACAGGATCGGGCGAACGAGGCAAGAGACGCTGAACATAAGCGCAAGATGGAAACCGAAGTTGACGCACACTATCAGCGGGCTGCTGAAATGGTCAAAACCCATTCAATAGCGCCAGAGCGGTTCAAGGCGGCAGATAAAACATTTCGCGATGCTATGGAGGAGGTTAATCCAGGGCGTGGTGACAATGTCGTCGATCACATGTTAAGTCTATTGGGTGAGGGAAGTGAAAAGGTTGGTTATCATCTCGGTAATAACAAAGCAGCACTGAACGAACTTAAGCTTCGCATGATGAACGATAAAGCTGGTCTTTCTGCAATGGCGTATTTGGGAGAGTTAAAAGCCAAAGCAACAACGCCCGCAAAAGTTACACGAAAAGCGCCTAAACCTGCAACCTCGTTGGGTGGAGACAAAGGAACGGGAGAGGCTAAAAGCTTATCCGCTCTAAAGTCTGCTTACAACAAGGCGAAGGATGGAAACGCCCGTATGAGCGCACGAATGGCTTATAAGAAGGCTGGCGGTAATACAAAAGAACTCTAATTTAAAAGGTAATTAACATGGCTAGTCAAGGTAAGATAGCAGAAGTAATTTTTGAAAACGCGATTGAGACTTACGAGAATCAATCAATGATGCTTGATAAAGTTGATCGATTCGAGCCAGATTCCGCAACGATGCAGAACGCATCCAACGTGATTTGGCGGACAGTCCAGCAGTCAGCCCCTATTATTGAGGGTTGGGACTTGACAGGTCAGGCGACTGATATTATCGAAGAAACCTACCCAGCAGTATTGGCCACTCCAAAGAATGACATTTTTGAGCAGCGCGCCGATAATATGCGCGATATGGGCTTTTGGGAGCGACGCGGTCAGCAGTCAGGACGGCAACAGGTAACAGAGTTAAACCGATCTATTTCTGACGCTATTACAACTCAGGGTTCAGTTTTTTATCGGTCAAATGCTACAAGTGGCTACGATTATGTAAACGAAGCCAATACCATTTTATCAGAACGTCAAACGGCCAATTCTGGTGATCGTTACT